GTATTTTTGCCAAATAATCCAAATAAATTATTTGTTTTTTTAATTTTTTTGGATTTTTTTATTTTTTTTGAATCAGCATATTTTGTAGATAGTGATTTTTTTTTTGTTACTCTATTTTTAATATTTTCTGGTCTATAATTTAAAAACCATTCTTTTTATTCTTTTGTTCCACGCTTACCTTTTAATTCATTAAACTTTTCAGCTTTGTGCGAACGCATTTCTTCAAGACTCTCTTGATGTCCGTAACATGTAATACTGAAACGTTTTAATAAACCTTTTTGACTCAATCTATTTTTTTGTTGAACTTCAAATAAGAATTTAGACATACATATAATTCTTTCAAAAAATTCATTGTAATATGGACGATCAGTATATAAAAATGCCAAATAAAAACTTAACATAGTATCAATGGTAGCTATTTTCACTTTTTGATTATGTATGTTCAAAATATTATAACTATGACATCCGATCGGTTTATAAATGAAAACAATAGAATCGTTACCAACTTTGATTTCATAATGAACTGGAATAATTTCACCAACCGATTCTCGTTTAATAATTTTCACATTTTTAACATTAACATCCTTTAAACGTTCTTTAATAATATCTGCTGTTGTTTCAGGATCATTTGACAAAACATCAAAATCCGCAATTTTTTCAAATTTTTTCTTCAAATGTTTTGGCATGTATTGAGAATAAAGTGAAATAGCATATCCACCAAAAAAAACAACACCTTGATTAATTAATGTATTTTTAACATTTTCATATATTTCATCTTCATTTATTTTATTTTCCATTTCTCTTTGAAAATCTATTTCATTACAATTAATTGAAGTTAATGGATAATTTTTATTTAAAAGAGAAAGACGTTTTAATACTTTTTCCCAACGACTTGTATCGCCAGCAGGACGACTCAGTTCTAAATACATACCCATTCTTAAAAAATTAGGAGACGCATATAATATTCCTCCAATGCGAATAGAATCTTTTTTCAAAGAATTATAAATTTCTTTAGGAATGCTAGTTATATCAGCAACAGGAATATAATTTACAAAAACTTTATATGTTCCATAATGTTGACCTGATTTTGCCTCTACATCTGTATAACCTGATTTAAAGTAAATATCTGCCAGTTCTTTAGCATCTTCAAGAGCATTTTTTGTAAAAAAATCATAATCTGGTATTTCAACATCTTTGTTATAAAATTGATCATCAACAGGTAATATATTATTGATTGCTGTTCCTCCATAACAAATAACATCCTTTTTTCTTATAAATGATTCTACAATTTCAATTATTTTTCGCACATCTTCAGAGTTAACAATACGTTTACCAATTTTTTCTTCTGCTTTATCTACTGCCATGCGTAATATTGCTAATTCACAATCTTCAAATGTTAATGATTTATCACATATAACTTTATTTTTAATTGTCATATACTATATTTAGATAATATTAGAACAAATATTATCTAAATAATTCAATCTATAAAATATACTACATCTAAAAATTGAACTTATAATAATCAGTTGCAACTTTTCTTGTTTCATAAGATAACGCAGGATCTTGAGGTATTGGATTGTCAATTATTACTGGTTGATATCTTAATCTTAATGGTTTCAAACAAAACCCATAGCTACAATTATCAAAAAATACAGTGTTTTCTTGTAAAAAATTATCTACGTATTGATAACGCATAGCTACCATTTGGCATCCTGCTTCTCTACATAAAAATCCGCTGGGGTTTGTAGGATTTACACCTTTATCAGGCAAAGCAATTGTCATACATTTTTTATTGTATTCTTGTAGTTCATTAATATCTGGTGTATTTTTGATATCATAATAATGTAATGCTCTCATAAAAACCGAATTACTTGTAAGATTTATATACTCTAATAAATCTTTACTTTCCAAATAAGAATTATTGGATTTATCTACGATTACAATTATTTTTTTTTGAAAACTTAATAATGGTTGTTGCCCTATATTTTTATTATGATTTTCAAAACTATAATCTTTTCCAAGCATAAAATCAGGATATGATTTAAAAATATTTGCTAAATTAGTATACATTTCTTGATTTGTACTTTTAATTCGTAGATGGATAATTATAGGATCTGTAAAATTTGGCGATGTACCTGAAGAGTATGCATAATTTATAATACAAGACATTACATCAGAAAAATTGACTGAATTATATGTTTCCTTAATATAATAATCATCTGTTGTACTAGTAGAAACAACAGGATTATTATCAATAGAATAAATTTCAAAATCTAAACATCGTACTCCCTGATTTAAAATTGCTTTCAAGTTACAAATACTTACAAAATCATTTTTATAAGATCCACCTGAACAAGCATTATATGCGGTTTTAATATAATAATCATTTAAATTACCTGAACAATCTGGATCATTAGATGAAATTGCTCTTATGTTTCCATTCAAAGAAGGATATAATGTATTCATATAACTACATTCTTTTTTTTCTAAGCTGTTTATGTAGACAAGATATGATATCATAATGATTAATATAATAAATATAAATATTGAAATGATAAAAGAAACAAAATCTTCATCCATTTTTGTTATTGCGTTTAAAGTATCATTGGCAGACATTATATAATATATATATTAGTATTTTATAATTTATTTTATAAAATTTATAGTTATTTTATAAAATTTATAGTTATTTTATAAAATTTATAGTTATTTTATTATATATAATAAAATAAAGAATTAAAAAATTTATATATACTATACTAACTAAAATGGCTGGTGGATTAATGAATTTAGTAGCAGAAGGACAACAAAATATAATTATAAATGGTAACCCTAGTAAAACATTTTGGAAAATAACCTATCAAAAATATACTAACTTTGGTAAACAAAATTTTCGTTTAGATTATGAAGGCACTCCTACATTAAATCTAACAACTGAATCAACATTTTCATTTAAAGTCAAGCGTTATGCTGATCTTTTAATGGATTGTTATATATCTGTTGCTTTACCGACTATTTGGTCACCAATACTTCCACCACAACAAATAATAAATTCCGATGGTTCAATAACTTATACAGATTGGGCGCCTTACGAATTTAAATGGATTGATAATATTGGTAGTCAAATGATAAGTCAAATAACGATTACATGTGGAAATCAAACACTTCAACAATATTCAGGACAATATTTATTATCTTTGATTCAAAGAGATTCTAATGGTACAAAAAGATTTTTATATGATCAAATGACAGGCAATGAGGCATATGTAAACAATCCAGCATTTGCGGGATCAAGAGTAAATCAATATCCAAATGCTTTTTATACAGATAGTCCTGCTGGCGCTGAACCATCGATACCTGGTAGAATATTATATATTCCTTTAGGATCCTGGTTTTCTTTTAAATCACAAGTAGCATTTCCATTAGTTTGTTTACAATATAACGAGCTTCAAGTAAATGTAACATTTAGACCAATCAATCAATTATTCAGAATTCGTGATGTTCTTGATAGCGTAAATAATTTTCCTTATGTAGCGCCAAATTTTAACAGATCTGTAGATCAAATGTATAGATTTTTACAAACACCTCCAGATATAAGTTTGAGTTCATCTTCATATATAGATACAAGAAGTATTTGGAACGCGGACATAAATTTAAACTGTACATATGCTTTTCTTTCAAACGATGAATCAAAATTATTTGCGAAAAATGAACAGAAATATTTATTTAAACAAGTACACGAAAAAATATTCTATAATGTAACAGGTCAAAATAAAGTAGATCTAGATTCACTTGGACTACTAACAAGTTGGATGTTTTATTTTCAAAGAAGTGATGTAAATTTAAGGAATGAATGGTCTAATTATACAAATTGGCCATATAATTATATGCCTAGTGATATAATACCAGCACCTGTAGAAGGAAATTATTTAAATCCTGAATATCCTAATTCGCCACCAGTTCCACAATATATTGGACCTGGATTAAATCCAAATGGCTATAATTCTGGATTATCAATAACTGGGGTGTATAATCCTCAAAATATGAAAGAAATATTAGTTGGTTTAGGTATTTTATTAGATGGACAATATAGAGAAAACATATTACCTGCTGGGGTTTATAATTATATAGAAAAGTTTTTTAGAACACCAGGAAGCGCGCCTAACGGATTATATTGTTATAATTTTTGTCTTGATACATCACCATTTAATACACAACCTTCAGGCGCAATGAATATGAATCGTTTTACAAATGTACAATTTGAATTTACAACTATTGTTCCTCCATTAGATCCGTTTGCGCAAGTATTAACCATTTGTGACCCTGAATCTGGTGAAATTATTGGAATAAATAAGCCTACATGGAGAATATATGATTATAATTTTAACCTAGTTGTATTTGAAGAACGAATCAATCTTGTCACATTTGTTGGTGGAAATGCTGGACTCATGTATGCTACTTAAATATAACAAAATATACCAAAATTTATATTATTTTATTTACAATAAAATACAAAATTAAAAATACAAAATTAAAAATACAAAATTAAAAATATAATTTTTTCTAAATTAAAGTAGCATTTGATGCTATAGGACCTTCATCAATAAAAGCTCCTGTCAAACTATACCTTTCTGGATAATTAGACATATTATTTAGATGCGATGGTTTATATCTTTTATCAAATAATTTTCTATCAATATCAAATTTACTAGACCATACATCAGTGCCAAAGTTAGCACTAGGAGCCTTACTAAATTCTTTATTAAAATCAAATAATTTAGATTTTGTACCGATATCACTTGTTAAAGAGGAATATTGAAGAGGTAAGTTTGATAATTTACCAGCGTCATTATTACCTGGAACCTCTGCTTTATATGATGTTGTTGAATAAGAAGGAGTATTTGGCTGACATCCAGGACAATCAATATCTGAAAAGCATTGTTGTCCAGTAATAGCACAACGCGAAGTAGGGCTACAGAAATTTTTACAACTATATATATTTGTTAAAGGCATATCAACAGATTGTGTATTTGAGTCATTAATACCGTAATTAAAATTTTTATTTTTGTCTTGATTTAAATATTGATTAAAATTTTCTTTAACATTTTTTTTTAAATTTATTAAATAATCAATCAAAAAATATAGTCCAATTAAAAAAAATAAAGTAATAAAAAATAAAATAAATAAATTTTTTTTTCCTTGTAATTTCATATATTGTAATTTTATATAATAATATAATATTATAACTTCCTAAAATAGTATTTAGAAAAAAATATAGAAAAATTTATATATAAGGTATAGTCATTATAATTAAATTCAAATATTTTTAATATCAATTAATTATAAGTATGCCAACAAGCACAAGCGATACTCCAAATATTGATGAAAAAAAAAATATTGATTCAGAATCAAATACAAACGAAAGTACTGGAAATATTATTAATTTTATTAA